ACAAGAAGTCCAGGATATGTATGATGTTTTTGCAAAATTCTTTGATGCGAAAGAAACACTAGCAGAAGCCAATCAACATGCAACAAACCCATCAATGGTGGGCAAATTATTTGGTGGTAGTAGTGTAGAGGCGCAAGCACTACAAGTTACTGCAGCTCGTCATAAAATAAAACAATTAGAAAAAGAACTTTACGAATTTCTTCTTTATACTGGTCAACAACAGTTTTATGAAGATATGATGAAAGAGCGCAGACTTATTCGTCAGCAAAGAATTATAGCTGCAGAGAAGGCAGCCCGTAAAAAAGCATTTTATATTGATATAGCTGCTGTTGTGGGTTTCTTTATATTCTGCGGTGGATTAATTGCTGGCTTTGTGAGTATACTATGAAGTGGTATACGATTTACGATAAAGACGGTGCTATCATCATTAGAACTACAAATAGAAAACTAGCAGAGAAGGCAAAGAAAGATGGCAGAATTTGAATTCGCTGGCATGACATTTAAAGGCGGTAAGATGTTTATGGTTCTTACCGCATTATCCACTCTCGCCGGCGGTGCGTGGGGTGCGTTTGAATTTTACAATGATTACCGTAATATGAAGGAGACAATTGAATCATATGTGGCTCCTGATATGTCTGGTATTGAGCAACAGCTCGCAGTACAGTCAGAAACAATGACATCATTACAAGCTTCAATGGATGCTTTGTCTCAAAAGATGGATTTGACTGAAGAGAGATTGACCGAAGATATGGATCGACTCGAAGCTCTCGCTCGTAAAGTCGATTCTGACACTAACAGCACTCAGCGCGAACTAAGAGATGACGTATATGGTATTGAGTCTAAAGTGAATGAGCGTATGAGAACGCTAGATCAAGATCTACGTGATACGCGAAAAGAACTCGAAGAGAAAATGCAGTTAATCTTAGATAATCCGCTTAATAATTAAACAAACGGCGGACCATCATACCATAATACGAGTGACTTTCGAATGCCTTTTGTAATCGGTGTTACGCGGTGCCATATATCTGATTGGAATATTACTGCTGAACCCTTTTTAATATCTTCATTGATAGTAGGATGAAAAGCATTCATGCGCATCCAAAATTGATCTGGTGCCCATTCCCAAGGATTTTCTAACTGTAAATCACCACCATCCCATTCATCGAAATCATTGAGAAAAACAATACCACTAATTTTTCTAATTAGACCCTTGAAATGGCCTTCTTCATACGGCGCATCATATACGTCTTTGTGCCATCCGTACCCATCACCCGGTTCATATTGTGTATACTGAAACGATTCTCTTTCTGTAATTTCCCAATCACTTAATCCCATTCCTTCAACTACAGAATTTACTTGAACATCGATATAGTTATAGATGTTTTCTACTTCTTCAGCTAAACCTTTTTTTTCTGCTGTGGTATGATCTAACCAAGAAATTTTACATTTACGTGCATCAAGATGTTCATGACCAGCATCATCTAACATTTTTCCAGGTTCGATGTTATCCAGCTCGATTGCTAGGTCGCATATATGATCGCATTGTGCTTCAGTTAAAAATTCTGGAATCACAGCAAATTTATTTCTATTCATTTAAAAATCCTTCAGTTTTCCTTTATGATATAGATCAAAGAATTTACGAGTCATTGGTTGCCAATCTTCAAGTGCTTCGTCGAATACAAGAGCACCTTCTCCACCACCAACAGCCATTAGAATTACTATTCTATCTATATCCATATCATAGTGTTCTTTGACCATTGTAGCATACGCAGCACCCTGCATAAAATACGATTTAATCTCGTCTTTGGATTTCCAACGCTTAGATGTTTTAAAGTCTAGAATGGTGTTTTTGCCGTCGTAGCGACAAATGAGATCAGTCGTGCCGGCCGTTTTTAATTCGTCCGAATACATTTGCAGTTCCACTCCGTAGATCTCGTCCACGAATTCGTCGAGATAAGGTTGGATGGTTCTGAAAGTGTTTAGTGCAATCGGATTCGCGTCTTCTTTCATCTGATTCAGAATATAGTCCTCGGCAATTTGGTGCACTGCAGTACCTGCGCGAGATGCCTGTGTTGAGATCTTGTTGGCAGTTTCCGCGCCCACACGTTTTCGCCATTCCCATATCTTCTTCCTCGATAATGCGCCAAGGGCTGACGTTACTGACGGATACTTTTCTCCGCTTTCAGTAACGTACAGCCGCTTGCCGTCCTCGTTGATTCGTTTTAGGGGTTTAGGTTCAAATAGTTTAAGCGCAAAGCCCGAGTTCTTCTCTTGCAATGATATACTCCTTCACCAGACATGATCTAACAATGTCGTTAGAATGGAATTCAATGTGTTCGAATCCATTTAGTCTGTCGATAATCTTCATAAAATCTAAGAGACCTTGTCTCTCCTGTTGTTTGGTCAAATCACTTTGGCGGAAGTCGCCGCAAAAGATGAGTCGTGCATTGTCACCGATTCGTGTAATAAGTGAATCGAGTTCATGAAAGTTCATGTTATTAACTTCGTCTACTATGACAATAGTATTATCCATTGTACAGCCTCTGACGAAAGAAGTACACATAAATTTTACTAATTGCTTTTCTTTCAGGATATCGTATGCGTCACCGCGTCGAAACAATTCATTACAGATTGCTCGATAAGGTTCTTCATATACTGATAGCTTTTCGTCTTCATTACCCGGAAGGAAGCCGATATCTCTGGTAGGTACTGCGGACCGTACGACAGTAATGTCATAGAATTCGCAGTCGGGGTTATTGAAAAGTTCGGACAGTGCCAAATAAAATGAAATAAAGGTTTTACCTGTACCTGCCATTCCATGAAGTAGTAAGTGGTCTCCTGAGTCGAATGCATCAAACGTCAGTTGTTGAGCAAAAGTTTTCGGAAAAATTGGCTGAAGCTTCATGCCTCTCTGTGGTACGTGTTCGTTCGAATCTAAAATACCGTTCTTTCTCAGCGAACGACGCTGTCTCTTTGAAAGTGCCATATAACCTACTCTGTTTTTGTTATACTTACGGGTTAGAATGTCTCGATTGTGTTGCCCCTCCCTGAGGCCTTCTTGATTGATTTCAGAACATCACGAAAGCCAGCGTCAGGTCTTTGATCGACGCCAGTAACAATACTTGTCTTATTAGTGGTGATCTTACGAGTGAGATGAGGATGTGCCGCCAAGAAGGAATCCATCTCAGCAATTTTATGTACGTGGTCTTCTAAATCACCAGTCTCAGAATTAAAATATGTGTACGTTGGCATGTTTTATTTATAATCTTCAACTTCTAACAGAGCTTCCAAATCGTTCGAACGAAGAACATTTTTTAAATATTTTTCTTCTTTATGTTCGCGATACTCGTGGATAAATTCCTTCTTACTACCGTCTTCAAACTTACGTTCTTCTTTACGGTAATTACTTTCTCGTTTTGACTTACTCATACTTGAACCTACCTGGAAATGCTTCCTCTACTAATTTAGATGTAATGCCTTTATATGGCAATTTCTTATCTTTGACACCAAGCATTAGCTTAGCATCTTCTGGGTGAATACTCTCTAACATCTCGATGAATATACGTTCACGTTTAATGTTATGAATATTCGCACTACGTTGATTCTTAGTAAAGATATACAGTTTACGAACTTCTTGATAGAGTCCGCCTGTATTATCAATCATATCTTCTGGTGAATTGAACGGTGGTGCACCTTCAGGCAACTCAAAGATAATGCGTACATCACATACTGCCTCGAGGATTTGCATAAAAGCATTATTGCCTTCATACTCCTGAAGCTTAGCGATTTTATTCTTTCTGCCCGTTGTCTTCTCTACTTCTTTGAAGATATCACTGATTAGTTTGACTGCCATTTTAAAACTCCGATATGCATTCGGTTAGGTTTTTGAGTTTGTATTTAATAAAGTAATTGAAAAGCTTATCTCGACCTTTATCAGATTGTGCATGAATTGCTTTCATTGTTTCATCTTTGATGTCTTGTGGTACACGATCAAGATCAATCATTAAAGCATTACGATGCCAATTGATTTGTAATTCCTCTGGTACATGGTTAAGTAATTCGTCAATCTTCTTAGCGCGCAATGGTTTCTGACGTGCATTCGCTACAAATGTATCATCAGAACTCAATACATTTGGAATACCGTCGCCTGTATCACCTTTGAGGATATGCTCTTTTAGGAAAGTTTCAGGATCGTTGCATTTAATCCACTTCTTGCGAGTAGGATCATACTGCGAAACATTCGAGTATTTTTGCAATTGTTGGAAATCCTTGTCACCTGACAAGATGAGGATAGGGTCACCGCCGAGTTGGCGTCCGTGTTCATGACAAAGGGTCGCAATGACATCATCGGCTTCGGCATGCTCAACTCGGACGGTGGGGTAGGGAAAGAATTCGGCTAGTTCATCACGTACTGCATTCAGAATACGAAAGATTTCATTCCAATCGAGACCAGAATCTTGTCTATTCTTTTTGCGATTCGCTTTGTAATAGGGAAAGAACTGTTTACGCCAGTTAGACGTAGCGTCGCATGCGATGACTAGCTCACCGAACTCTTTCTCAAACTTGACTTTGTTCATGCGAATAGAATTGAGGATCATATGTCGAAGTAGATCTTCGTTCGCATTGATATTTTTGGGGCCACCAACCATGAGGTTAGCTAGGGCTACTTGGTTGTAATCTAATATAATCACTGTAAAACTCCACTTATTTACTGGTATATCCTACCATAAAAAGCGGCTTATGTAAACAGGTCCAGTTGAGGTGAATTTTCAGAATCAATTACATCTGCGTAAAGATTCTGAGCGAATGACTGTATAGGATGATATGTAC